TTCGCATAAGTCATTAATCCAAACGTTGCATTTGTAAAATACATTGTAATTTGAACCACATCCGCCGCCCCTGTTTGTTCAACGGGTGCCGCCGTTGCTGTTGACGCATATTCGATATTCGCTTTTAGAATAATTGTTTCGACTGTGTTATTATTTTCACTTAATATCTTAGTTGAAACATTTGAACCAATTTTATGGATCTCCGAAGTTGTGGCGTTTGAATCTTTGAATGTGGATTCAATTTGTGTGTTCACGATTCCTTTTATATCAAAAATAGCAACTTGATTTGTAGTTGTCGAAGCGTTGTTTGTTCTTTGTTTTAATGTCGCCAATAAGTTCGCATCCGAAACAGAATCTTTGTAAATCCTCAATATATATTTGAGCCTAAACACCGCCGACAAATTGTCGGTTCGATTAACAACAACCGGAAGAATTGGCCAATAATTTGACGGAACTAATTCATCATACGTTGTTGTCCCTGTGTAGGTTGATGATTCTTGTGTCGGAATTTGTGTGATTTGTGTTGCCATTTATACAAAGTATTTTTCTTTAGTTAAATTTTCTTTTAAGTCCTGAGCGTATGCACCTTCTAAATTCATATACATTCGCCCCAAGTTTTGACCAAGTGGTTTTGAAAAGAATCCAGTTCCTGTCAAACCCTGTCTATGTATTGAAATTGCCATCGCGAATTTTATTGAGCTTCGTGAAATGAATCGTCCCTTTGCGTCTCTTGTTCCGTCAATTCCCTTTTGAATCATCCATTTGTCAATTGCACTTGGCGGAATCATTCCGACTTTTTTCCGACCGGTCTTTGTTTTTCCGGACACTTTACGAAACTTCGGTTGACCCTTCTTAAATCCAAATATCATATTCGCAAACGCATTGTTCAATGGTTTTTTCATCTTCAATGGTTGTGCGTTTTTTCCTGTGGGTTTCACTCCCGTTCCCTTGACACCAGTGTCCACAAAACCCCCGTATTCTGGTATTTTAAACTGAACAACAGGAGATTTCTCAAAACTTCCAATCACTTGGGCTGTTATGGATCTAGCAAGATTTTTAGAGCCCTTTAGATTCCTTTTGGCGTCTCGGACTTGTTTCCTTGCAAATCCCTGTAAAACTCGAATACTATTTTCAAAAGCCATATACTATGAATTATTAATTTGTGGAACACTGCAAAGGTCATTTTCATTTTGACAAACTACATTGAAAGTCCCACCCCATCCCGTCAACATATTCGCGAACCTACTTGTGAAAGGTTCCAAGGTCAATGGAAGTTCCAATTCCGTTCGTTGGTCTGCCCACGATGACGATTGTGTCGCCTGTCTAAAATTTGAAATCACGTCTTTCATCAACAACAATGTTTCTGTGTAGGCGTCATTTAATCCCGTGTAGTCTTCTTGAATCAATTCCGCGATAATAACATCAAACGAATATGTGATTGTTTGTGCGTCCACTGTCACGGGGTTTGGTGTGATATACATTAACGGGAACTTATCCGCGTCCAGTTTTTCAATGTCAACATCATTCAAACTTCCAGAATTAAAAGATTGAATCACTTTGTTGTTTGTCGCTATGGATTCAAACGTGTCAACCATTTGTTTGTATGTGATATTTTTATATGTCTTGTTATCGTTTTGTGCCATGTTCTTTTTCCAATATAAATTTGTCCTGTTTATAAGACAAAAATGTTAATGCTTGATATAACTTTATTTCGGTTACATCGTCAATTTTTAATACATCCCCCGAAGCCAATTCATAAAGAATCGCATACCATCCCCATTTTTTTGTATATCTCTTTTCTGTTGTCACCCTTCTTTCATATGGTGTCCCCTCATTTTGAACTACCTCAGTGTCTCCAAATAATTGGCTGAATCGGTCAAAAGTGGTTCGCCTAAATGAAAAAAAAAATTAAGAACCCCCAACGCGTATCCCATCGGAAACCCTTTCATCAACTCTTGTTTTTCTGGTGTCGGTTCGTAGTTCTCTATTTTATATCTTCCGAACCTGTCTTTTTTTTCTGTTTGTTTCCTATACAAAACACTAATAATTTTATGTAGGTTTTCAATGGTGTTTTCATTGTATGATTCTAAATCAATAAATTCACCCGTTGTCATATCACTCATATTTGGAATTACTCCATAGTTCTCACCATTAAATTTGATGTTTTGAACCATCTCAACACCCGTCGGGTCTTCACTTATCCAGCTGTTTAATATTTTACCAATCTTGTCCAAATCACCAAACGCAAAGTTCTTCAAATCCTTCATTGAAACATTACAAAACAATGATACCATTTTCATCGTTTTTTGTTCTTCTTTTAAATTACTTTCAAGAATATCAATCATTTTTTGATATTGTTCAATTGTTATGTCGTTCCAATTATCTGGAACTTTTAATTTAATTTGTTTCATTTTTTATAAATATAAAATTATTGTTTTTGTCTAACTGACATAATACTTGCCACTATATGAGACCATTAATTTGTTTAAACACACATATCGAACCGCGTCAATGGTGTGATTGAATGCGTCAATTGGTTTGTTTGTGATATCATTATTCTTGTCTTTTATCCATTTGTAATTCCTAAATTCTTTAATGGTGTTGACACTTCTTTTTGTGATATTGATTTTGTGTCTTTTCATCACATCAATTCCAATTCGGATTGAATCGTGTCCCTTCTTAGCGGGTTTTATATTAATGACGTTCATCCGAAAGATTTCTTCAACACTCTTTGGTTCTGAGCTGTCGGCAAAACATTCCGACCTTCTTTCAATTCCCAACTCCTTGATTCTGTCGCCGATGTCTTGATTTGTCAATCCCCGTTCATAGATTAATTCATCGATATAAATATCAAGGTCGTGTTTGTAAACTCGGACAAGACTTGTCGGGTCTGCTGAAAATCCGAAGTCAAGACCCAGCGCCACTTCTTTTGCGTTTTCTGGAATGTCATCAACGATGTTGAAAACGGGAAAAATTGTTTCAGTCGATTGACCTCGAAGTCCTTCACCGAAAACCCTCCACAAGTTTTCATCTGTTTCTTTTAATCTTTCAATTTCTTTGATTGTTGATTCTTCCAAAAATGGATTGTCCTTGTATGTTGAAACATGAAAGTCAACATCGTCCCTGTCGGCGTCAATTAGTTGTGTATATAACCAATGATATTCGTCGGATGGATTAAAGTCAATTATTATTTTATATGTTGTTCTTAATGACAATTGAATAAAGTCATCCATATCAAATTCATTACACTCATTAAGGAACAAGACGGAACGTTTTCTCCCACGCACCTTCTGTTGTGAATCCAAACTTATAAATTCAAACACACACCCGTAGAGATGGTAAAGGTGATTTGACCGATTGTGATTTCTTTCGTCATAAAGATTCTCATTTTTTAGGATCTCGAAAAAATCCCGCATCGCAGTCCCCCGAAGTGCTGGGAATGTCTTTCTTGCTATTGTGATATATAAACCTTTTCCCTTGTTCTTATAAGCGAACTCAATCAATCCAAGTAATATCGAATATGTTTTTCCACTTCTTGTCCCCCCCTGCAATATACAAATCCTTTTGGTTGACTTTTTTAAATCATAATATGGTTTCGCTTGTTTCATCTTCTTCGATAATGTCGTCATTGTTTTCATCAATCCATGAAGGTGGCGACGCACTCACATTCACGTTTTGTTCTGGCATCCCTTCGATTCTGTCAAGAATCTCTTTTATCGCTTTTAACTTTTCATTGTTGTTTGATTGTTTACTAAACGCAATTTGAATCAACATCTTTGCAATGGGTGCCCCGAAGTCACCAACACCATCCATGTTTTTGTCCTGTGCTGACAATAGTTCTTTTAATACTGTCGCCACATTCCTCCGACCTTTTGGACGCCCTCTTTTTTCTGGTTGGTTTGTTGAACTAAATTGTGTTGATTTGTTTGGGAATTTATTCATTGTGTCCGTTTTTATACCGATTTTTCGTTCTTTAATATTTCATTTAACAAAGCCATCATCACATTGACTGTCATTGAATTTCCCGCTTGTTTATATATTTGTGAATCACTGACACCAGCGTCCACACAATTTTGATGAAAACTATCGGGAAACCCTTGAAGCCTTAAACATTCAAGCGGTGTCAACCTTCGTATTTTTCTTTGTTTTATTATTGGTGTTGATGACGTTGTCAAACAAGGTGACATTCTGTTCTTTCTTATTCGGATTCCTTGGTCTGTTCTCACGTCTGCAATCCATTCAATTAAATCACTACTTCCAGACCCCCCAACTTTCAAACAACTCATTATGTCTTTGACCACATTGTGAAACTTAGCCCGGAACCCGTTCCCCTTTTTTTTATTTCTTTCGTTGTATTCTTCTAATTTTTTTATTCTTTGAGATGTTAAATAGAATCTTTTGTCAACATTTGTTTCCAAAAAATCTTCAATTGTTTCTTTTAATTCGACAGATTCAGGCCATTCAAATTCATGTGATTCACGAAACCCAACAATGAACAATCGTTCTCGATTCTGTGGGATTCCGTAATGTTTTGTATTTAAAACTTTGTGATATATAGTGTAATTTAAACGTTCTAAGGAATCCATTATCACTCGAAAGGTGTTCCCCTTGTCGTGACCCATTAAACCTTTTACGTTCTCTAAAACAAAGTATTTCGGACGTTTTATGTCTATATATTTAAACAGGTCAAAGAACAATGTTCCCCGTGTGTCTTCAAATCCTTTTCGTTTCCCCGCTACTGAAAACGCTTGACAAGGGAACCCCGCGACATATAGGTCACAATAAGGTGTTTTTTTGGGATCTCTTTTTTTTATATCGTCAAACCAAGTTTCCGTTGTGTGGTTTGCTAGAAAACTTTGTTTCGCATACTTGTTAATGTCACAAGCGAAGACGGACTTGTGTTTGATTCCAAGTCCAATCAATGCTTGCTCGGGGGCACCTATTCCAGAAAAGTCCGTTCCAATTGTTATCATAATTTTATTTTTACGTCAAACCCTCTTTTTTCAAGTTCATTATATATTTCTTTTGCGGCAACTGGGTCGCCTTCTTTTATGGTGATGACAATATCGTCATTGGTTTCGTCGTCTATTTTGTCAATGTTAAGTCCGAGTTCTATTTCTTTGAATCCCCATTCTTTCAATTCTTCAATTTCGAAATTACTTAACAAGTCAAAATCCCAGTCCCCTCCCGACTTGTTTAATCGGATGTTCAATTCTATTTCTTCTTCTTTTGTTAAAAACAAAGCAACGCAATCAATCTCTTTGTAATTTAATTCTTTACAAACTTTCAACCTTTGATGACCGCCGATGACTGTAAAGTCTTTGTTGATAATAATTGGGTCAACAAGTCCAAATTTTTCAATTGACTGCTTTAAATCGTTGTATTGTTTTTTACTTATCTGCCGGGGATTGTATCCCGCGGGTTTTAATTTATTTATAGATATCTTTTCGACTTTCATTTAACTTTTCGTTTAAATTAATTAATGCAAAAATTTGATGACATACCAACTCCAAATGTTTTATTCTCGCGAACATATTGAACATGCTGTCGGAATCCGCTTTGATGTGACAATCACGACACAATCCACACAAATTTTCAATGAAGTCCTTTTCTTTCTTTTTTCCAAACTTTGATTGTTTTGTCAAATGATGAACGTCAACCGCTTGAGATCCGCACATCTCGCAAGGAATAAAGTCACCGGCTTCATAATTGAAAAACGTCATGTAAACTTTAGTGTGGTTCTGCATGTTTCTTTTTTCTTTTAATCATGTTGAAATTGTCTTTCAATCCGGACAAGACAAATTTTCCGCGACAAAATAAACATCCATTGTCTTTCATTACTGTCATTCGAATACAATGACAACAAAATCTATAAATTTGATTTTTCATATATCACAACTTTTTTCATAAACCTTTTTTAAATTTTCTAAGGTTCTTTTATTACACGGGCCACAACTTGACCATTTGGCCGGAGTGTTGAACACTGCCTTATATATTCCGTTTAAAATACTTTGATTCTTTCGATTCACCATTGTTGTTTTTTCAACTTCGGGAATCACTGATTCATATATTTCTTTTTCATCTTTTGTGAATGGTCTTATGTTTTTAAAGTTGGGAAACATATTGTTCAACTTTTGTTGTCTTTCTTCACATCCACAATCGTCACCAAAGATTGTTTTGACCAACTTTGAAAGACCTGTTTTGTCCGTGAACTTTTTTATGTCGTCGCCAAGACCTTTACTTTTTTTCATCGTAATGTTAAAATAAATATTAATACTATAATAACACCAATAACAAACATACATTTGTTCGCGAATTCTTCTGTTTTTTTACTTCTGTTCATTAAATATCTTTTTTACTTTTACTATTGATTTATATAATGTGTTTCGACTTATTCCACATTGGTTTGAAAATTGTGTCAATGACATTCCAGTCATTGTGTAAATTCTGAAACACTCCGAATCGAACCAGTGTATTTGTTTTAATTTTTTATTTATACGTTCCAAATCCTTTTCAAACTTTTCTTTTTCTTTCACCCCGTCTTCTTCAATCATTCTGTGAATCCGTCCGGGTGTGTTGTTGATATATTGGTCTTGCCACGTTCCAATTGAAAACTTGTCATTTATAATTTGATAATACTTTTTATATTTCTTATAAAATGGTGAAGTCTTTGAATGATATTGGTTTACCATGATTCTAGCAATCCAAAAAATCAATTCATTCTTGTCAATTAAACTTTCAATCTTGTTTTTATCACTGTCATATAAATTCACAATCGTGTCGTGAAGTAAGTCTTCACTATTGTATTTTTTTCCACTTGTTATCTTGTCCGAAACTTCTTTCAGTTTTTTATAATTCTTTTCAAGATACTTGTTCAGTTTTAACACAATTTATAATTGACGGCGTATTTATATTTTTCAACATGTCATATTCAACCTTCGACAACCTTCCGGTCTCTATTTCAACAACATCAAATCTTTCATTGATTTTTTTATAAATATAATCAAGTATTGATTTGTTTTGTTTGATGTCCCTCAATATATAATTTTTTTCAAGATGGTGTCCACCCTCTTTGTGAATTATTGTAAACAACCAATTGTTTATATCTGTGTGATTCCAATAATATCTTTCGTTTCTACTATTAAAAAATGTCTTCTTTATTTTCAATTGATATGTTTTTAATCATTAACGCATTGAACCACCTGTCATTCCATTCCCTTGACTTGATATAGAATTCTATATTGACAAGTGAATCTTCGACAATATTGTCTTTATGTAGTTGGATGTTTTCTTTTCCAAATATCTCAAATTGGTGATGGTGTTCGAAGTCGGAATCAAGTTCACGGATTGTCACCAAAAGTTTTTCAAAGGTTTCCCCCGCTTTCGATTCTATTTCTTCATTTTTTATTTCTGTTATTTTGCCTCTAATTTTATACATAGTTTTAAATTTTAAATTATTTTATTATTGATATATCGGTCAATGACTTCTTTTGTTTCTTCAAATCCATAAGTGATTTCACAAACATAATTTCTGTCATTTAATTTATGACGCCACAACAATTGTTCTTTTGTTGCACGTCCTTTTTTTGTTTTTATTTCTAAGAACAAGCCGTGAAATTTTCCAACAGGTTCCATGACCATGAGATCCGGAAACCCTTTGACGTATCCGGTCGCCTTCATCATTCTAGCTTGTTTTATTGATGTTCTTAATCCGCCAGCACTTGCACAATATAAAACATTTGGATATTGTAATTTAAGATAATTAACAATAGCTTTTTGAATGTCTCTTTCTTTCATCATAAACTTTCTAAAATTTCTCTGCATAATTCAGGCGGGACAATACTTCTTTCATAATTTCCTTTTAACCCCTGCGTCCCTGTTGTTTTTGAGCCGCGTGGCGCCTTTTCATGATGACAATTGCAATTTTTTTGTCTGTAATTGCACATAGGTCGCGGTTGCCACCCTTTAGGATTAAACCAGTCAGCCAGATGATTTGTCCAAATGTCGGTTGGCTTAAGTTTTGTGTCGCCGTATTGACAATAACAAACTGTTGTTCTATTTAACCCCTTGACAACCTCTAATTTTCTTAATTTTCCACGGGGGTTTTCTATGAAATAGAAGTCGGGGTTTAAAAAATTAATTAGATCTATAGTTTTTTGAACTATCTTGACCCCCAATTCTGCTTTTTCTGTTTTTGGTGTGTGGTCTTTGTTCCAGTGGTGTCCGATACTTGCAACGCTAAACGCCGTGCATGGTGGCGAAGCCCAAACAATATCAACATTGTCAATCCCCTTTTCAAATAATTTTTCCATTAACAAGTGATTGTCTAAATCTAGAATGTCAATTACTAAATCTATCTTTTCAAAATTCACGATGTCCGTCGTGAAAGTCAACATTCCCATTTGTTCCGCCACTTTACTGAATGACCTTGACCCCGCAAATAATTCCAATACTTTCATTTTTTTATTATTTTAAATTGTGTGTGTTCTTCACAACCAATACAAATGTCGGTTTGTTCAAAGACTGGTAATTCACAACAAACGGAAAATGTGTGTTCATTATATTCTTCATTTTTTATAATTATATATTTTATCCTTTTATCCATTTTGTTCCCGCGTTCGGTGAATATATACTTTTATAACCAAGACTTTTCAAATGTTTATAATACTCGTTTCTTTTAGTTTGGTCAAGTCTCTTGTCAAACATTTCATCGTAGTGTTCGGGGAAACCAGATTTGTTCTTATTGAATCCATTTGAAGCCCACCTTGAAAGACGTCTTGACGTATTCCATGTCTTTTCCATTTGGAATCTCATTTTCCCACCTTTTCCCGTTTCCGTCCAGTAATCAATAAATTCATCGTGATATTCATTATACGAATCTATTTTTCTAACTTCTTTTTGAAAATCGTTTTCGGTTTCTGGAATATAGATTTTCTTTACTTTACTTTTCTTTACTTTACTTTTCTTTACTTTACTAGGATTACTATCGGAATGCGACCGCATAACGTTTGTATTATCCCACCTTTTCTTTGCATTTAAAGACGCTTTGATTGATTTGTTATTGATTTCCTTAATTTGTTTCAAAAGTCTCTTAGAATGAAACAATTCACCCTCTATGACGAAAAGGTCAAAATCTTCAATAACTTGTTTCAATTTTTCCGGTTCACATTGTAACCCATAAGCTAAACTTTCGAGATCCAAAATACAAAGTTCATTTTCTTCGGTGAACAACAATTCTAATAAAGCGAAGTAAATCCCGTAAAATTCCCACCCTCCGACACGTCTCAATTTGATTAATTTCAAATCATTCCGTGCATTTGAATCGTGTGTGAAGTATGTTTTTTTCATATTCTGTTTTTTATAATAAAACCCCAAGGTGTGTCCCCAAAAATAGAAAAAACAACAAGACACACCAAGGGATAAGAAATTTTATTTTTGTTTGAACGCGTCGGCCTCGTCTTCACCATAAACGCCAACCAAGCCGGATAATTTTATGACGATTCTCGACAAACAACGTTTCTCGGCCATACATACCGGATAAGAATTTGTGTTGTTATATGGTGCGACCTCGCCAAAAGATTGACACGTTTGAACCTCTCCCGTTTCTGAATTTGTCATCGTTCCAGTTCCTAACACCACCGCGAATTTTTGGTCACCGGATAATTTTTGAAGCTGGTATGTAACAGAAATTTGAAGAGCGTTTTGAATCGTCTCGATTCCCGAACGTGTGATGATATGTTTTTTTTTCGCACCAAATTTCAATTGAAAAATATCCGATTCTTTTAATTTATATTTTAAATATAATTCTTTTAATTGTTCTCTTTCCATTTTTTATTTTTTAAATTAATAACTTCTTTACACCATCGTGGCACCCCGTAAAATTCTTCAAAGGCCAAATCCTCAAGTTCAATCATCTGTTCTTGTGTGATTAGTTTTGGAAAACTGTCAGCGTCAACAATTTCTTTTCCATTCCATTGTTTTAAATTTAGATTGTCAATCAAGTCACCCCGCTTGGCTTTTTTTAGGATCTCACTCCAATTTTTAAAATTACGCATATTTTCATATAATGCGGTGCGATAACTTTTTTTATTTAACGTATCCCGAAAGTAAATGTGAAACCATTTCCCCCCGTGGTTTGAATTGTAGGGTTTTCCAACCTTTACAAATTCCATAATGTTTTTCTTTTTCATATCTATTTTTAAATTTAGTTTGCTTTGTGAACCCCAATCACCTTGAAATATGTTTCGTCTTTATATAAGTTTTCAAGGATGGTTGTCAATTCGTCTTCCGTGCATTTTACTTCAATATATCCATAACCGATATTTATGTCTGACATTTGTAATCCAAAGAAAGTGGGGTCATTTACCATTCCGCTGTAATAGCCTTTGCCTTGAATTAAATATTCATTGACCTGTGCTTGTGGCTGTAATTTGCCGTCATTCATAATTTCGTGCAATTCTTTTTGTGTTAATTCTTCACTCATATTCCAAAAATTAATGTTGTTAATACTCGGGCTAAAAAGTAGCCCCCAATTATTCCTAATATAATAAAGTTTATTGTTTTCATAATTTGATATTCCATTTAAAAAATTTGTTTATTAATTTTTTTAATAAA